TGGTGCTGGGCAGTTTGTCGCACTTTAGCCGGGCAAGGGTCGTCCCTGCTGGGTTCTTGACATCGCAGACGTAGCGGTAGTTCGGTTGTGCAGTCAGCGAACCGCTGACCTTGAAAAGCATCTTGTTGTAAACGGGGGTTGCTGCTTGGGGCGACCCTGATAGGACGGTTGTTGCCATTTTATCTTGTTGTTGCTACGCTTATGGATTTACCAAGGACCTCTGCGATATTCTCGGTCAGGGCCTCTATCATTTCGGGGGATACTGCGTTGCTCATGAAGTTGGTCGCTCGCAGACCTTCCCTCCGAATCTTGTTGGCGATGTTGATGGCAAAGGATCTGTTTGCTGCCTTCTTGTCCCTGCCTTCCAACGGAATGCCCTTGAACGCAATCCACTCCTGAATTGGACGGATAGGTGGACGTTTGTCCCGGTATTGGAAGGGAGAGTTAGGCGCACGTTTTGTTGAGTTTGCCCCCTTGACACCGAGGTCCACGAACTTCCAATAATCCGCTGCCTCAATAGCGACAACGAAGGACTGGTCGTTTAGGGATATCGGGGTAACGGTTATGGACTGCGAGAGGGCATTGCTTGCGATGGCGTTCGACTTGGCAAGGTTCTCCTTTGCAAGACGGACCACTCCTTCAAGCCACTTGACAACCAATGCGTGGGACTTATTCTCAATGGCCCCATCTTCAAGGGCTACACCAAAGTCAGCAAGGGCCTCCTTTTGGATGTCGGTCAGTTTCTTTCCTGACCCCCCTACAAAGACGTTGAACTCCATACGGGTAAATGTCCCCCGTGCTGGAATGTGTCTATCTGCGCCTCGCTCGCTCCGCCTCCATCCGTTCGGCTTCCAAGATGTCGTGAATCAGGAGGGCATAATTGAGAAACTCCACCGCCTTCATTGCAAAGATGGCATCGAACTTGAGAACGTCCTTGTTGGCCATCCTCCACACCACCATCAGCCAGCCGTACCCTGCGAGAGGGCTTACGTCAGCCCCTCGGCCTTCGTCATCAGGTGCTTGGAATAATCGCTCAAAACTTTCAAGTAGGATTCGGAACTTAGCAAAAAAAAACTGACAACGCCCCAAACATCGCCCACCTTGGCGTGTTTCTTCATCAACTCGGCTCGCTCGGCATGGGCAGCCCCGTCGTACTTCTTGGGGAAGAATCCGAATAGACCGCCTTCCCGGCATAGAGTAGCCATGATGCGGTGAAGGTTCTGCAGGAGTTGCTTCTCGTCCGTGGTGTTTGCGTCCATCAACTCTATCAACTGCCCAGCGGTCAACTCATCCGTGAACACCGTTGGAATCCACCACTTGCCCCCTGCTTTGAACTTTCGCTTGTAACCCAACGCAGGCAATGCGTTCCACTCGCTTATGATGGCCTTGTATCTCTTTAGGACGCTCTTGGCGGACATTTCCCTCACGAGTGATATATCGACCCCCTCAACGATTGCGACGACTCCTGCACGCTTGTCGTAGTCACCGAGAACGCTTGAAAACTCAATGGCTCCAATGCGTTGGAACTGGTCGATGGTCAGGTCTTGGAGTTTCATAGTTTCAGGAAGGTTTTGTAGGACGATGCCGACGATGCCGATGCAAGGTACTGGCTGAACTCCTTATCAGCCTTGCGTTCTTTCTCCGAATAGTACCAAGGAATGTGCCTCGCTGACTCAAGCAACGAAACCCCACCGATGAAGTACTCCTGACGATTGTAAACGGCAAAGGTCGTGTCGATAGGCACGTCAACTCTCGCTGCCATGATGACCCGTGAGTTACGCTGACGAGTCGCTTCGTAGTTGTTGACGTGGGTGTAGTACGACGACCTTGGAGGCACGTCATCCCATCGGAGCGACAGGCCGACCTTGCCTGCTTGGGGGAATTGTTGCAGCCAATCCAAGCACATGGGAATCGTCCGCTTGCTGGTCTTGTAAAGGTCAAGGTCCGGGTCTGTAACCGCATAGTAAGGCTCGCCAAGTTTCTGCACCAAGCCCGAAGTCCATGGGGCTTGATGGCCCAAGTTTTCGTCAAGCATTACGACCTTGCAGGGGTTCGTGGCGTACCACTCCAGCAAAGGTTCGTAGGTTGAACCGTTGTCCACGATGTAAATGTCCCCAATCCCCTCCCACTTGCTCAAGTCCCTGACCATTGCCTTGGGCCATGTCAGCAGGTTGCGGTTGTTGATGATTACGGGGATGCCCATGTTAGAACTTGTAAACGGCAATAAGGTCGTCGTATCGGCCCGATTCACTAAGGTCTATGGCCTCAAAGATTGAATTGCTCGGTGCTACGGCTGACAGGTTCACGAACCAATCCTTGCTCTGAACGTCCTCAATCATTAAGACACCGCCTTGGTTCATCAATGGTGCATACAGGCTGACGACCTGCAACATAGAGTCTAAGGTGTGCGGGCCATCGTCAAGCAGGAAGTCGATGCCGTTCTTAAAATAGTCCCTTGCTACTTGCACGGATTCGGGTGTGTAGGCCGATGCGATGTGAAGCCTTGAACGAGTCCAGTCAATGTACTTGTCAGCCTTTGGCTTGACTTGGTTGGCAATGTCGTAGAACAGGAACTTGGCCTTTGGAAGATATTTGCACCACATAGCCATGGACCCTCCGTGCCACACGCCTATCTCCACGAAGTTGATGGGGTCGGCTCGCATTTCAGCCAAGTACTTGGCATAGGTGCTTGTGTAGTTGTGGCCGTAGGCCTTGTCGGTTCCTCCGTCCCAGTCAGCACCATTGAGGTCTAACTCGTCGAGGATGGCAATCAGCTCTTCGTCTTTCATGGTTAAAATGTGATTACAAACTTTTCGGGACCCGGCCATCCGGGGTTGGTGTCGTAGACCTTAGTGTCGGGCTTCTTTCCAATCCAATGTTCGGCCTGCCAGCGGTGGTCCCGTACAGGCTCACCCAGTTCCTTGATGTGGGACGACTTGGCCCACCAATAGGTTCCACCAAAGTATGGGTAGCCTTCGGGGTTGTTGTGGTCCGCCATGTGAGGGAACTGCTCCTTGGTAATCCAATGGCAGCCTACGGCATCGACTCCTTCCAGCAGTTGCAGGCAGCGTTCCCAAGCCACGACGTTGAAGAAAGTCATGCTTCGATTCCACAACTGGTTTATCAAAGAAGGGTCGCTTGCCCCCTTGGTGTGGGCGTACAGGTACACGGCATCCTCTTCCTGCGAAGCCCGGTACATCTCGGTCAGGGTCGCCTGCTCCCAAGCATTCGTCCGGGTTACCACGACCTTGACCTTATCGGCCACCATCGAGTTCTCCAGCACCTCCTTGACCGCTTTGCGTTGTTCGGGTGGACCAACGATGCCGACACGGATTTCGTCCAAGACATTGATGAGGCCATAGTTGCAGACCGCCATCATGTGTTGATTCAGGATTAACTGCCAATTCCCTCCGCAGTAGATGTGGTAGTAGTGGACGACTTTCATAAGGTCCAAAGGAGGGTTAGAAGGGTGATGATAAAGAAAACGGCTGCAAGCGTCTTGCCGATTTCGATGAGCAGGTCAAGGATGCGTTCGGTGTTCATGGGGCAAAGTTACACCACAACATACTTCCCTGAGTTGCTTACTCTTAACTTGTTGAGAGCCACATACCGCATCGCATCGCAGGCGTGGTTGAAGGAATCAATCGGGACCCCCGTGTTCTTGCCCTCTTTGTCGGTTGCCCAAGTGTAGGATCTTAATTCTTTGATAAGGTTGGTGCTATCCTTGGTTACCTGCAATTTAAAGCGTTTCAGGATGTCAATCCCGTTCCTGACCGAATCGGGGCCTTTGTCCGCTGGCTTGATGTTGAAGCCAAGACGGTAGATTTCCTCGATGCTCTTGGGTTCTGCTGAATCGGCCACGATTTCCCAAGCCCTTGTAATGCCCAGCGACCGCAACTTGTCTGCGATGTCTTGGTTGGTAAGGCCCGTGGAGTACAGCAGTTCCTGAATCAGCAGGCAGTCCCCTTGGCGGTAGATAGCGACCAAGGCCGTAGGGTCGTTGCTAAAGCCCCAGTCAAGCCCAAGGGCGACGAATTTCGCTCGGCTGACATCGATACCCTCCACCACCTCGAAGTCCTCGTATATCGCACCCTGAAGCGTCCCGACCTGACCAAGGCCGTACACCTTCCACCAGTTCGCCCAGTATGCAGAGGTTTCGGCTTTAGTGCGGTTCAGTTCAATGTCCCTCTTGATGGTATCAGGCAGGGCCTCGTTGTCCTGATAGGTCAGGATGAGCAGTTCGGAGTCGTCCTCACGCAGGACCTCGGTATGCGCCCAAAATTCGTGGGTCGGGTTGAAGTCGATGTAGATGGCCTCGCTGGTACGAATGGCGAGTTGGTAGTAGGATTCAAAGTCGATGTTGTTGGCCTCGTTGATGTAAACGACCTGCCTCCTTGCCCCTCGGAGCCGTGCCTCGGAATCAGCCGAAAAGAACTCGATGATTGAACCGTTGGCGAAGTGATAGGTGAGCAGGGTCTTGTTCCATCGGTCTGCGACCCATCGGCCCGTCCATTGCATGACCTTGGCAAAGTCTTTGATTGCTCCCCTCCGTAGGTGGGGGATGGATTCGGAAACTACCGAAATCTCGGTCTTGTTCTTGGCTGCGATGTCGATGAGGACTGCAAGGATAGCAAGGGTCTTGCCTGCACTTGTTCCGCCTTGGATGACCTTCTTCCGGGCCTTCATCCTGCGGATTCGCCTGATAGCGGTCGTGAGGGTAAACATTAAAGCAAGCCGACTGCGGATTGAATGCGAGCCTTGGCGATGTCGATGTATTCCGCTTCCCGTTCTATCCCGACAAACGCAAAGCCTTCCAGCATCGCTGCCTTGCCCGTTGAGCCTGACCCCATGAACGGGTCGAGGACGATTCCGCTTGGTGGGGTTACAAGTCGGCAGAGGTATCGCATGAGGTCGGTGGGCTTGACGGTTGGGTGGTGGTTGCGTGATCCGCTTGTCCTGCCTGCCCCTGCCCTTGGGCTTTCCATCCCTGCGCTTCCTTCAACACGATCCACGCATTCGCCCGCAGAACGCTCTTGCAATTTCTCGCACCCCTCATCCCTATCCGCTTTGCTTGCTTTGGCGCAGTAGAAGAAACGAGCCGAAGCCCCAAGCAGGTCGGTGGCTTCCTCGCTCCCATCGTGGATAAAGTTGGCGGGCCAGCGGCCTGCCGCCGTGCTCCCATCAGCATCCTCCGGCATCCCGACTGCGCTCATGTTGAGGCTGTTGCCGCCGGCCTTGTTTCCAGCTGGCGGGTTGTAACGCTGCTCTGTCCCAACCCTTCCCCCATCCACGTTAATCGCACCCGTCCCGTGTTGCAGGACGTTCTCGGCTACCGTGCCAATCAAGGGCTTTCGTGCCACCGTAATCGGTTCAAGTGCGGGTTTGAGTGCAGTCCCCCAGCCTTGCCATTGCTTTGCTTCGGGGGTGGCGGGGGCGGTGATGTCGCCTCCTTTTTGTCCTAACCTTTCGCCACCAAGTCCCCCCATGTCGGTTTGATGCTGCCCCACCACCTCACGCTCGGCAAAGTTCTTGCTCTCAACGCTGCGAATGTCTGCTTCACGCTCCACCCATTCAGGAATATCTCCAAGCAAATGACGGCAAGCCTCCAAATGCTCACGGGTCATTATTGCTGGTTGACTTGCTGCCGTAGTGTAATGCCCACCCATATTTGTTTGGGTTGCCTCGTCAATCTGCTTTGACGTGATACCCGTTGACCTAACCCACTCCGTGAATCGGTATCGCCTCGCCTGCTGCTCTTGCGCTGCATCCATCTTATCAATCGCCTTGCTTACGTCCAACGACTTCGGAAACCCAGACCCGTACACCCAAGCAATCATGTCCCGAATCTCAAAGCCTGCGCCCTCAATCCTTACCGCCATTCGATGCTGCGTTCTCGTTCCTGCAAATGCAAGAAGATGACCGCCCGGCTTCAAGACCCGAAGGCACTCGGCCCAGACCTCAACGCTTGGCACATCGTAGTCCCACCGCTTGCCCATGAAAGACAACCCGTAAGGCGGGTCGGTTACAACCGAATCAACGGAGCAGTCAGGTAGTGAACGAAGCACCTCCAAGCAGTCGCCATGATGCAGGGTTAGTTTGTCAGTCATTGTCGGGAAACAGGGGTTGCTCGATGTGGACCGTGTTCTCTTGGCGTTCCACAAGGTTGTTGAGGCGTTGAGTGATGGATGGGTTGTAGATGCCAGCCATGCCTCCCTTG